CTCTTCGTATCCAAGAAATGCTTTAGGTATCTTCAATGCAGCCATCATTTTGTTTCTTAAATATTCAATATCATCAATGGCACCATCATTTGCTAAACCTTGTAAAGTTTCTATATTTGTTCCACTATCACTTCCACGAACAGGTAGATAATAATCTTCTGTTACTGATTCCATATTATATCGTAAATTATATTCACCAGTATTTTGGTCAATAACGGGTATTTTTTTCATTTTATTGATTATTTGTTGCATGAAGTTTTCTACTTCATTTGGTGGAATATTTCCAATATCAACTTTAAAAATTCTTTTTTCTGGTGCTCTCATCATTCTATGAATTAACATAGCATCTTCCATAAGAGTTAATTGTTTCCATACTCTACGACAACCTTCTAACATTGATTTACCATATGGTATGTAATTAGTATCTGATAAATTTCTAAAATGAGCTATTTCATAATTTTCTAATAAACTACCTGCTTTATTATTAAAAGAATTTCTTTGTGCTTCACCTTCAATTTCAAATTGAACTAATTTTGGATTTGCCGGGTCGTGGTCTTCCATTCTATGTACATCATAAGGAGAAAGAGGTCTTACATTTACAACACCATATTTATCTAATATATCTAAATGTAAATAAAAATCACCATATTTTGTAAGGTTTCTAATCCAAGACCATAAATTAAATTCTATATTCATTACATCAGAAAATAAATTATCTAATATTTCAACAACTTTTATATTATCTGATTTTACAGTTAATATTTTATTTTCTACATTTTCAACAGTAGATTCATCCGAATATACATCTAATGCCGATGATATAATTGGGTCCGCATCCATTAATTCATAATCTCTATAAAGTTCTCTACGAGCTATATCATATGCATTTCTACTTTCTCTAGCGGTATATGTACTTAAAGCTGAACTTCCCATCAATCGATTATACCTATCAATAAAATTAGATTTTAATGCTGTTTGACTAAAATTAACATCTTTTACTTTTATTTGACCTGAATCTGTTTTTCTTAATACTATTTGATTTTGAAATAGTTTTCCGAGTCTTGTAAATATATTTTCATTTTGTTCTGCCATTTTTACCTCTTATTATTTAATTAACCAAGTTAAGTCTTCTTTTTCACCATTACCTATTTCCATTTCATATGGATTTTCTTTTGGATGATTTTTATTTCCCTTTTGAAATCCAGCACTAGCTTCTGGTTTATTACCATTGCTATCTAAGATAGAATTCATCATAGCCCATTGTTGGTCTTTTTTATCTTTTTGTAATCTTAGTGCTGTATCCCTAATCCATAAAGCTATAGAATATGACATTACTAAATCATCATTATATCCTCTCATAGCTTCTGTTTTTGAATTATGATAAATATAAACAAACAATTCATCTAACAATCTATTTGAATATATTTTAACTAATTTTTCTCTTGTATATTCTTCCATCTTTGCAATAATCAGAGGTTTTGTTTTTACAGTTGTTGAAAATCCCGCAACCATACCCCTATCTTCTGCTCTATATTTGTTATTCACTTGATGTTCAACATCAACATATTTTAAATCTTTTGACTGATAGAATAGATTTTTATATCCTCTATCTATAATTGTTTGTAATGTAGCCCAACCGATATTATTGTTTTCAACTACTAATATAGCATCATTATATTTTGTAGCTAAATCAATAAGAAAATGACCATAATCTGTTGTAGATAATTTACCTTTATATTCCGCACATTGTACCATATCATTAATTTCAAATACTTGACAAGCTGAAAAATCACTACCATCTCCTCTTGATACATCAGCAGTTACAATATATTGTTTTGAATAATCTGGTTGTTCCCATACCCATAAATTTCTATCTATTCCTTCTTCTAATACAGGTGCCTTAATCATATTTTCTCTATACCAAGTTAATATTTTAGGGTCAACCACAGATTCACCAGAAGTAAGGAAATCAGCATCACATTCTTGTGCCGCTTTAGAAGGACCTAAAATCTTATCTTGTTCTTTTCTCCAAGATTCATTTCTATCGGGATGATTTGTCCAATGAAGTCTTATTGTATTAAACTCATTTGTTCCGTCTTCTGCACCAACCCATTGTTGATGAAACCAATTACCAACACCATTTGGTGTAGAAAGAACAATACAATCACCACCAGTTGCAAGTGTTTGTTGAGCAGCTGTCCATATCTCATCAATCTTATCAATAAAAGCTGCTTCATCAAGTATAAGTAAAGATAAGGCTTCTGAACGACCTGCTGACTCATTAGAAGCAATTGCTTTTATTTGTGAACCGTTTTTAAATCTTAATGATAATTTATTTACTTCCTCTGTTTGTGTCTTTAACCAACTTGGTAATCCATCATACATAACTCTTACTTTTGTTACAAGATTTTTAGCAGTATCTTTACCAGTAGCAATAACAAGAATATTCTTATCATTCTGAAATAACATTGTCCATAGTGAATATCCTGCTGATAAAGTTGAAATACCTAATTGACGAGATTTTAAAATTATATTATAACGATTTTTATCAAATTCTTGAAGACATTTTTCTTGAAATGGATATAAGTCAAATTTTATTTTACCTTCTTTTGGGTGTTGAATTGTGCAGTACTTTCTCATAAAATGTACAGGGTCTTCAACACATTTTAAATATTCTCTTTTAATTACTTGTTTTAAGTTTACTTCACTCATTTTAATCTACCAATTCACCTGCTATTTTAATTGAACCGGCTGTAGTTATCACACCTAAACTAAACCACAACCACTTGTTTTCATACCATTTTGGTTTAACTTCTTTAATTAAATCATTATATAAAAGTATTCTTTTATCTAATAAATCAACTTTTTTATTTGTTAAATCTAACCACAAACTATCATTTTTACTTTTTGCTTCATATAATCCAATTATATCTTTCAATTGTGTAATTTCAATAACACTTAAACTATCTTGTTGTTCAAGTGTTGAAATATGTAATTCTATATTTTGAATTTCTTCACTAGAAAAACATTCACCTTCACATAGTTCTTGCATAAAACAAAAAGAAAAAATTAATAATATTGATAATAATTTAGTAAATGACACTTCCATCTCCTATTTCATTTTTATCTACAGGTACCAATTTTGCATGAGATTTATTTCTATGTGTAGAACCAACCATAACACCGTGTTCTGGATGTATATGATACGGTCCTATATATGTACCTGCATAAGGTAGTAATTTATATTCACCACCATTAGTATATAAATGAGTTTGTATTTGATTTGATACATTCCCATTTTTTCCTGATGCTAAAGTATTAGCAATACTATTACCCCGCGCAATTTTACTAGCTACAGATTTTCCATTTAATCTATCATTTACTAAATCATCTATAATAGCCATTATTTTTTACCCTTGCCAATATTTTTTAATCTACTTTTTGCTTTACTAGCAGATTTCTTTTTTGTTTTAGCTTTTTTAGCATCTTCTATTTCTTTAAGAGCTTTCTTTTTACTTTCAAGAGTTTTTTTCAATGCTTTATCAGTTTCTTTTACATTAGCTATTTCTTTATCAATAGCTTTAACTGTATTTTCATTCTCTTTTATCTTACTCTTTATTTCTTTAACTCTCTTATTTTTACCAATACCTAATACAATAGCAAGTATACTACCTATTGCAGCTAATATTCCTAATAACCATTTCTTCATATTATTCTCCTGTAGGTGTGTTAATTTCTACTTTACTAGCTACATGCTCACCGACATTACCAGCGGCATATATACCGAATATCCATTTTACAAATTCAGACCAACCATAAAAGTCAGCTTTTCCTAATCCCACAAATATACTAGCTGCTAAAAAACATACACCAGCACATATTAGTTTTCTGTTTGCAATATTCATTTTTTTCTCCTACTTACTCATTGTTTTATTTTTATTTATTGACATTTCAATATTCGCATTAGCTAAAGCATTAGCTACTGAATTATCGAAAACTTTTTCTTCATCTCGTTCTTTTTCATAAATTTTTTCTTCTTCTCTAAATGCTTTTATATACTCTTCAATTCTTTGAAGTTGATATTTTTCGTGGTCATTAAGTGCACCATCTAAAAATTTTTCTTTCTTCTTTCTTGATAATTTAGCCCACTTTTTAGCACCCTTTTTACCTTCAAATTCTGCAAATCTATTTACACCAGTTTGAAAAGTTCTTGAATATTGTGCTTCAAAATCAATTTGACAATAATAACATCTACCATTATGTTTAAAAGAATCTTTATCCCATTTTTTGATAATAAAAGACTCACAATCTGGACATTCTGGTGCTATACCTACACCAGGTAATTTAGAAACTTTTGAACGATATCCGTTACATTGTTCCCATTGGTCACCTTCTGCATCGAACCATTTATCACCTACTTTTCTATCAGGTGTTTTTTCACCATGCATAGAAACTTGTATTTTCCTTGTTGAATTTCCATCCAACATATCTTGGACTTTTGCTAAATTTTTTTCAAGTTTTTTACCCATTATAACACCTCATATTAGTTATATATAAATATATCAAAAACTAATTAAACCCGCAATTTGATTGATTGGAGCAAATGCACCAGTGAATTTATAGGTTTTTCCATTATATTTGAATACAATACCTTCACTTGGAACGATAGCTTTTGTTCCACCAATAGCTTGTAACTTATCTAATTGTGTTTTTAATTTATTTAATTTCTTTAAATCACCACCACTTCTAACACTTGAAATGGCTCTATCTAATCTTTTTCTAATTCCTTGAACTGCTTTATCTGGATTAGCAGCCATAAATCCTTTTACATTCTTTAATATTTCTGAACCAACTTCAAAGAATAATGTTTCAAATGGTTTCATATTCTTTTTAACCATTTTTGTATGATTATTTTTATCAGTAGATAATACCCAATCTAAAAATTCAGGTTGTTTTTTCAAATCTTTTTTTATCTTTGGTATCTTATAAGATTTATCAAAGAAAGCCCATCGTTTAGTTAAGTTCTTTAAAATTTTATTTGGAATTGTATATCCAAATTGTTGAGCTGCATTATAAATATATTCTTCCCAATATGATTGGTGATAAAGAGCTAATGTATCATTGTCTTTTAATCCATAATGACCTTTTAATTTATTTAATTGGCCAATAAATTTACTTTTCATTTTACCAAAATCTTGATGTTTTGGAACTGTTAAGAATTGTGGTTTTCCTATTGAATATTTTTTTCCTATATGTTTATTAATTTGTTTAATCATACCAGCCAACATTCTTCCACTTCCTTTTACTTCACCTTTTGCTGCTCCACTCTCT